ATGGAAACTTATGATATATATTTTAAAGAAGGTAATGATTTTGCTAATAAAGGATTTTCATTGAAAGATAAGGCTAAGGCCATTAGAATGGCGGAAGATATGTTGGCTGAACGCAAAGGATATGTGAAGGATTTTGTTGGAGGAACTATTTCCGTAATGTGTAAAGAAACGAAAGAGGAAGTTTGGTCCAAGCCGATAGAGGAGGTTTAATGCAATTTTTACATCTTTTTTTGCCTTGCCAATCATAGAGTTGTGAAATACAGTGCTGTAATTGAAATGGTACGTAGCCGTTAATAGCAGCAACCCTTGGTTGTATTTGTGGTGGATTTGTTATTGGCGGACATGAATATTTCTTTCTCTTCTAGGATATTCGGTATATTTCTCCTTTCATGCTTTTGCCGGACTGATATAGATAATGCCGGGTAGCACTTGATAGGACGATGATTGTTCTTTTACTAAGATGCTTCAGTATGACTTTTTTCCGATCCTATCCATTCTTGACATATAGTTGTTATTCATAGCTAAATACACCGTATTCCCAATGAAGCTTTCTGTGGGGATCCCTTTGGTGTTCGTGTAACTATTGTGACTGTTATTATGCCGATGGGGTATAGTATTGATACAACAATGATTTTTCATAATAACTTTTAACTTATGATTTAGATAGCTCCGACTTGTCACAAATCGGGGTTATCCGCTTGTTATGCTATTAAACTTGGTCAGCTATTGGTTAACAATTTCACGCAACAGTAACTCTTTGGAGTAAAAGTGGCAAATAAATTTTTTGTTCACATGAAAAAAACTTTCCCAAAAGCTTTGTATTATTGATTTTCTATGTATCTTTGCATCGTTATTATTTCTCGGGGTATTAGCTCATCTGGCTAGAGCGTTAGACTGGCAGTCTAAAGGTGGCGAGTTCGAGTCTCGCATGCTCCACTTTACAAACCTCTCTGTTTCAGAGGGGTTTGTGCTTTCTTAAGCTTCTCTAGTTTTCGTTTTTGGATAAAAAAAAGACAGTTTGTGCCACTTTTGGCAAAAAGAACTTGTCTAAAACGAATCCAGAACAATTATGACAACTCTTAAAGCTGCCGTTGTTCCGGCCAAGGTGCTGAAAAACGGCAAACACAGAATTCGTATAGCAATTGGTCATAAACAGGAAACAAGATACATCGTTACCCGATTTGAAATAGATAATACTGCTAATTTTAAGGGAGGGCAGGTGGTAGGTGTTCCTGATGCTGCACATGTCAATGCTAAATTACGTGGAATACTTAATTCATATCAGGATGCCTTGGATAAAATAAACACATCATCCTATACTTGTACCCAACTTGTCGAATACTTGTCCTCGGTAAAGCAGGGAGCTATCTCTTATAGTGTTGCTTCGGCTGACTATATGCAGAATTTGATTAAAGAGGGGAGAAGGACCACTGCTTCCTTATATCAAAGGGCGAGTGATTACTTCATTGAGTTTGTCAAATATGATATAATGCTTGATGGAATTACTCCCCGGACCATAAAGGACTTTGACATTTATCTAAAGAATGTCCGAAGGCTGGCTCCTGTTACTTGTGGTATGCACATGGCACATTTGAAGGCAATAATCAATCAAGCAATAAGGGATAAAAAAGTATCATATGACACGCATCCTTTTGAATATTATGAAAGACCGGCAGGAATGCCTAAAGAGCGTGATATCTCGGTAGCTGACGTAAAGAAGATAAGGGATGCAGAGATAAAAGAGAAGTCTCAGCGTGTTGCCAGGGATGTGTTCATGCTTTCGTATTATCTAGGAGGTATCAATCTGATGGACTTGATGCAATACAATTTCAAAGATGCGAAAATTATGGAATATGTACGTGAAAAATCAAAAAACACAAAGAAAGGTGATATGAAGATCAGCTTCACTATTCCTGAGGAAGCAAAACCGATTATCAAAAGATGGATGGGGCGTAATGGAAAGCTTGATTTTGGTTATAAATACTCTTATCCTAATTTTCGTAACTATGTAACAAAAGAAATTATAAGGCTAGGGGAGAGGCTGGAGATAGAATCGCATGTCGTATATTATTCAGCTCGTAAATCCTTTGTCCAACATGGTTTTGAACAGGGCATACCATTGGAAACTTTGGAGTATTGTATAGGCCAAAGCATGAAATCCAACAGACCGATCTTTAATTATGTCAGAATTATGAGAAAACATGCTGATGAAGCCATAAGAAAGATTTTAGATAATCTAAAGTGAGGATTTAAGAACTAGAGCGATTGCTTCGGCAGTCGCTTCCTCTTTTTCTTTGTCTATCTCTGAGTTTAGCCGTTCTATCAAGTCCATACTCCCTGTGATAATCGTTTTTGTGCCCTCAGAGGAAGAAATTGTAAGTTCATAGTGTCCATAGCCTATAAACTTTTTGGATAGCTGATAAGTGGTTGGGGGGGATTTTGACATATGCGAATTGCGTTAGCAGCAGAAAAAGAAAACGGTTCCGCTTTCCCGTTGCGTTACATTCCGTAATCGAAACAGTGGGTACATTAATACTCCACACGGGGGTCGGAACCGTATTATGAAGAAGCTACAGGCAATAAAAATCGTCTGTAGCTCAATACGAGACAACGCCTCGATTACTTCAAAATGTAACGCAATGCAAAGATGGGTATTTTATATGACTTTACAAAAAACAAAATGGGAAAATTTCAATAAAGCATAGAGGTGAGAGATTATATAATGATGATGAAAAGATAACCTTATTATATTTGACACCATCCCCGTAGTTGAGTTGCTACGGGGATTTTCTATATTAATTGGTCAATGTTAACTCCCAGCTATCCATAATGGTCATCTCCCAATGTGGAGTTCCACCACTATCTTTGACTGATACTCCATATACAGAAAGGCTCTTACCCAGACTGTCATATTCCAGTAAGGCAGCCTCCTCTCCTTTCCGAATACGGAGATTCATAAATCCAGTCATTTCCTCCCAATCGGTAGACCCAATGGAAAAAAGATGTTCTATTATGCGTCCTCTTACCGATGCTCCAATAGCAAATTCCCTGATACGGTTCAAATATGATTGAGCTTCCTTATAAGTCATAGTACAAAAGTATGAAGTCTTAATGAAAAACAAAAAAACGGGCTGCTTACTCAACCGCCTCTTCTACAAATTCTTTCAACCGATACAACCGGTCGATTGCCGGATTATAGAAAGCGTCCGGATAATGCTGCTTAATATCGCAGATATTCGCATTAACATACAGAGAAGTGTCAAAGATATGCTCTGCCTCGCTTAAAGTTACCTCTTGGGGTAATTGCGCGGTCTCAGCCCGGTTAATTAAGGCATTCACGCTTTCTTCGTCATAATTGTATTCCATTTTATTTAACTTTATTCCAAACAGGAAGGCGTCCAAATTCTTTCTCATATTCAATTAATAGTTGGTGTTCTACAACTACAGGATCATCATTCTCGGTATCATACCATAATACAAGAAGATGATCTATTGCATTTTTCTTCATTTCTAATGGCCATGATCTCTTTCTTGCGATTTTACCAAACTGATGTCCATTAACAATACGGTCTTTTATACCACCCAAGCCAGCTTTACGGTGTACAATAACACCTTTTTTCTTATCTTTTTTGCCAGAGCGGCCGATATAGATCAACTCCTGTTCACCACCAATGAAAGCAATCACGATGTAAACTCCACTTTTGTTCGTCGGAGCATTACAAACATCATTAAGTGAATCCGTACTTTTGAACTTAAAACTGCCATTATTGGGGTATTCATTAAGTAGGTCAAACATAGCATTATAATTTAAAGTTTCAACAAATATACAAATATATAAAGAGAAGTCAAAGAAATCTCAATAAAATGATCTGAACCCAATGAGGCAAAGATACTAAGAAGGCAGCTTATTTGGCTGCCTTCTCAAGGTTCTCTCTGATTTGTTGGAGCATCCGGAAAGCCCCGGCCATCTTATAGTTGCCCAGACATTGCTTAGCCTGCATGATACAACTTTCAACAGTAAGTTTCAAATCCGGAGTGAAAGCCGCTTTGTTAATCTGCATTTCTTTGGGAAGTTCATCAGCATGGTTATTGAACCATACGATCATTTCATTCAATTCCTCTTCGGAATAAGATTCTTTTTTCAGCCATGATACATAAGTTGATGTTAACTGTGTACAAAAATAAAAGAACATATAATTCATGGGTTATCTTTTAACAGAAATATTATCAAAATAAAAACCGTCCCTACTTATCACAAGCCGGAACGGTTCAGATTAGTTACGTTTTGACAATCTACTTCACATTTTATTGAACAAGATACCAATGGATTTGTTCAAAAGGATTTGCCTATTTCTAAAAATATTTGTTGTCACATTATTACGTATTACAAAAAAGGAGGGCATCGTGCATTACGAGCCCCCTCTCAAACTTTTATTATGAGATTGGCTTCTACTCCAAAATCACAGGGCAAAGATACGCAAAATTCTATTCTTTTCAGTTAATTGTGTAATCCAATTGGGAAATTGTATTTAAACAAATACCCCGACTCATCACGAGCCGGGGCAGTCCAATTTATAAATTTAAAGTCTTATGATGAAGATTGTCTGTTGCACCAATGCTTTACTATCAGCATAACGACAATCAAAACGGTTACATAAACACAGGCAAAACCAATTTGTTTAAGCAGTGTGGATTCTTTTTTCTCTTTTATGGTTTCTGATCGCTTTTTTTCATAAATATCAGAAGTAATATCCTTATCGGCTTTCACCTCCGTACTGTCTTTGGTTGCAGTTTCCTTCTTTCTATTTTTGCTGAAATCACCTTCTATATGCCCATCTGCCAGTAACGGAGGTTTATCGGTCAGACTGTCGGGCGGCTTTCGGGTATCATAGATACGAAAATCAATCACATAGTTACTATTAGTGGTAATAAGTTCGCTCAAAGAGGTACTTGATCCGTGTACGATGTTGACAGATTCACGTGTACTATCTTTCTGTATAATCTTAGTGTCTGACTTGACAGCCTTATGCGAGCTGCCACAGGCAAACAACAGGAACAAACACATGAAAGGAGCCAGCAATATATGTCGGCTTACCCAGTTCATAATTCTAACCAACATAGTCTACAACTTAAGAACTTGCATCCTGTTATTTCCGTCAACCCGATAACTGACGTGCACCCAAGCGAAGTTAGACTCGTCAATCAATTGATCATAGGGCAGGTTCTTTCGGATATACTCAAACAACAGCTTGTTTTGCTGTCTGTCTCCAGTGTCAATATCAGCAGCTTCCCCCTTCATGTGCTGCGAGGTCTTGCTTCCCTTGACAGCTGCATTAAGTTCCGGACAGCGATAACCACTGTTTACTGTTATAGGCTTTCCCCACCATGTGCGTAACGGGTCCAGTACGTTGTCCACCAAGGCAGTCAGAGCAGTCACATGCTCCTGTCTGCATCTGTTATTGATACCCAAGCGGTCAGCAGTCGTTGACTTGCAGAGTTCCGCAATCGTAAAAAACTTCATTTCTTATCCTCCTTTTTATTTTCGTTGTCAAATAGTATCTGAGCCATGATCTTGGCAATATCATCCTTGTTCTCGATGATCACACTCATTGTCTTTTCTGCTTTGCGCAACTCCGCTTTCTCCCATGATTTTTCACGAACTGATTTAAACTCACAGAAAATGCAGTAACCCGTCCAAATCATTGAAAAAACAGGAAAGGGGATAACCACACAGCATAACAGATCAATGAAGCACAACTCTATAAATGGAGTGAAATACTTCTTCGCCTTGATGGCTGTTTTCTTATACCCCGTGGATGTTCTTGCCTCCCCGCGTTGTTTGGCCTTCATTATTCCTGAGACCAGATCCACGAACATTGCGCCGATAGTGGCTGCGATACACAAGGCTATCAGTACAATGTGTATCATCATGTGCTCGTTGATAAAATTGTAAATTACGTCTTTCAT